CAACAAGAGCAACTTGCATTAACAGGTGGTCAAACAAATAAAATCAATGAAGGTAAACCTTTATCTGATGAAGATTTAAAAGATTTAAAAAAGAAAAGAGATTCAAATATTGTATGGTTATCAGAGCGTTGGATTTATAAAGAAATTCAACCATTTATTCATCAAGCAAATAGATTAGCAGGATGGAATTTTGATTGGGATTTTTCTGAAGCATGTCAATTTACAAAATATAAATTAAATCAATTTTATGATTGGCATTGTGATAGTTGGGAAGCTCCATATGCAAATCCAGATAATAAAGACACACATGGAAAAATTAGAAAATTATCAGTAACATGTTCACTATCAGATCCTAAAGATTATGAAGGTGGAGAATTAGAATTTGATTTTAGAAATATGGATCCTGATAAACCAACTGTGAGAAAATGTGCTGAAATTGCACCACGTGGTTCAGTTGTAGTATTTCCATCTCATGTTTGGCATAGAGTTAAACCAGTAACGAAAGGAACAAGATATTCATTGGTGATTTGGAACCTTGGATATCCATTTAGATAATGGCAAAAACAGATCAATTACAAGCATCAGTTTATTTTAGTTCACCAGTTTATTCTATTGAAATTCCAGAATGGGTAGATGATGTAAATAAAATTTGTGATAAATATGTAAAAGATGCAAAAAAGAATAATGCAAAAATTATTAAAGAACGAGAAAAGAAATTTGGTAAAAAAATAGGAGATCATGGAATGAGTCATCATTCTACATCATTAGTTGGTGATCCTGGATTAAAAGAATTACAAGATTATATAGGTGCAACAAGTTGGAATTGTTTAGATCATATGGGATATGATTTAAAGAGCTATGAATTATTTTGGACTGAATTCTGGGTGCAAGAATTTGGTGAAAAAGGTGGCGGGCATCATGAAGGTCATATACACTACGATAACCATATATCTGGTTTTTATTTTTTAAAATGTAGTGATAAAACTTCAATGCCTGTTTTCCACGATCCACGACCAGCAAAACTTATAACACAATTACCATTAAAAGATGAAAAAGAAATTACACTTGGAACACACCAAATACATTACCGACCAAAACCAGGTACAATGATATTCTTTCCAGCTTACATGGAACATCAATACGTAGTAGATGATGGTATAGAACCTTTTAGATTTATACATTTTAATCTACAAGCTGTGCGAAGAATGATTACAGATACTGTAAGAAAACAAACTAAAGGAGAAGTATGAGCTTTAAGAAAAATAAATATTCAATAATTAAAGGAGCAATATCAGAAGAACTTGCAAAGTTTTGTTATGATTATTTCATGATGAAAAGACAAGTTGCAAGAACAATGTTTGACACAAAATACATTAGTCAGTTTACGGAATATTTCGGGGTATGGAATGATCAACAAGTTCCAGAAACCTATTCACATTATTCTGATATCGTAATGGAAACTTTACTTGTTAAACTTCTTCCAATCATGGAAAAAGAAACAGGATTAAAATTAAATACAAATTATTCATACGCTAGAATTTATAAAAAAGGAGATGTATTACATCGTCATAAAGATAGATTCTCATGTGAAATATCTACAACTATGCATTTAGGTGGTGGTTGTTGGCCAATATATTTAGAACCAGATGCATCACAAGGTGGTGTTGATGAGAAAACTGGAAATTATAAACCATCAAAAGCAAAAGGTGTTAAAGTAATGTTAGAACCAGGTGATATGTTAGTGTATCGTGGTAATGAATTAGAACATTGGAGAGAAAAATTAACCTTTGATGATTGTGGTCAAGTATTCTTACATTACAATAATATAGAAACCAAAGGATCTAAAGAAAATATATACGACAGACGTCCACATTTAGGACTTCCAGCTTGGTTTAAAAAGTGATATAAAATCTCTTTTATAGAGGTTTTATGCCAATTAATAAACTACAATTTAGACCAGGAATAGATAAACAAAACACACAATACGGCGCAGAAGGCGGATGGACCGGATGTGATATGGTGCGTTTTAGATATGGTGTTCCTGAAAAGATAGGTGGATGGCAACCAGCCGTTGGTAATAATCTAATTGGTGCTGCTAGAGATATTCATACATATAACGATTTAGCTGGAGACTCATTAGCAATCATTGGTACAGATAGAAAACTATATACTTATTATGATAACAACTTTTATGACATCACACCTTTATCAACTACTATTCCAGCAGTATTTACATTCACATCAGCAACAACCATTGTAAACGTTCTTGCAACATCTAATGGTGCAATCGCTGGAGACTTTGTTACATTCTCAACAGTATCTGGAGTTAGCGTTGTAAACATTACTAATGCAGATATGCAACAAGAATTTGAAATTCAAAACATTGTAGATTCTAATAACTTTACAATTGATGTTGCATCTATTGCAACACCAGGAGCAGTTACTACATCTGGAACAGCAGCAGGCGCAGCATTTCAAATAAATATAGGATCTGACATTACAACCATTGGTAATGGATGGGGAGCCGGTGCATGGGGATTTTCTACTTGGAATACACCAAGACCAACAGGAGTTATTACAGCAAATCCTAGAATCTGGCAGATAGATAACTTTGGTGAAGATATTATTGCAACAATCGTTGGTGGTAGAACTTACTATTTTGATACATCTGCATTCTTACCATCAAGAAATACTAGAGCTACATTATTAGCTAATGCCCCAACACAATCTAATTATATGACTGTGTCACCAAGAGACAGACATGTTATATTCTTTGGTACACAAACAACACCAGGAACAACAGGAACCTATGATCCGATGTCAGTATTATTTGGTTCACAAGAATCTATCACTGACTTTACACCTAATGCAACGAATACCGCAGGATTTCAAAGATTATCATCAGGAAATAGAATTGTAACAGCAGTTCCAACAAGAGGAGATATATTAATCTTAACTAATACATCAGCACATTCTATGCAGTTTGTGGGCCCACCATTTACATTTTCATTTAAACAAATTGGTACAAACTGTGGAGCTCTATCTGCACACTCTGCTGTAGAAGCGGAAAACGTTGTTTATTGGATGTCGGATGGAGCATTTTATCTTTTCGATGGAGTCGTGAAGGAAATTCCATGTTCAGTACAAGACTTTGTATTTCAGAATTTAAATGAAGATGAACATTCTATAATTTATGCTGGAGTTAATTTAGATTTTTCAGAAGTGAATTGGTTTTATGCATCAGGAAGTTCTACTGCAATTGATAGAGTAGTAACATATAACTATCTAGAAAGAGTTTGGACTATCGGAACTTTAGCTAGAACGACTTGGGCTTCTAAAGATATATTTGCAAATCCTTTAGCTACTAAATATATGCCAAATTCTACAACACTTGCACAACCAACAGTTATTGGTTTAACTCCAGGAGTATCAACATTATATGATCAAGAAAAAGGAACTAATGATGATACAGATCCAATCACCGCTTTCATAGAATCGGGGGATGTTGATATTGTAGATGGAAATAATAATTTATTTATTAAACGATACATACCGGATTTTAAGGATCAACAAGGTGCATTAAATATTCAATTTTTAGTTAGACAATATCCAGGTTCAGTTCAAACTGTTGCATCTAGTACAGTTGTATATTCAACAACAACTAAAGTAGACTTTCGCGCGCGCGGAAGACAAGCTGCAATTAAAATTGTAAGTTCAGATGTTGATACTAAATGGAGATTTGGAACATTAAGAATTGATGGTCAAGAGGATGGTTTAAGATAATGGCTAAACTAGATCAACCCAGATTAGCAAACGCTACACCTGTTTATAGTCAACAACAGATGGACCAGATTATTAGAACACTAGAGCAGATGGTATTACAATTAAATAATACCTTTACACAAGATGTTCAAGATACAGCTGAAGCTCAAACTTGGTATATGTCTGGAAGGAATGGCTGTTAATGAGTCTTTGTAATAATGTAAATATAGGTAATGGTGAGTTAGTTACCTTTGGTGGTAATAATCTAGA